CGTATTTTCTGGAGCATTCACAAAATTTTTAATTGCCATAAAACAAAGATATTTAAGATCTGACAATTCGGGATGAGTATCATTATAACCACCTCTCCAAATTACTTTTAAATTTTGAAGATATGGAAAATCAAAACCAAGACTATAAATAATCCTACCAGCAGAACCATATAATATATAACCTTCAGAAGCATCATAATCATCTGATGCTGCTGCCGATATTGTAGTTCCACTTATTTCAATTTCAGTTATTTCTGATACAGGATAAGTAGGAAAATAAAAAGAAGCTAATTTAGGAGCATCAAAGATGCAATAATGAAGAAGATTAACATCATAATTATCAGTATCGGTTACGTCATGAGTAAATGTTCTTTCCACCAAAATACGATTACAAAATTTCTCAAATTGAGTAGACACAGCATTAATTAAATCTTCAATCATATTTTTTATTTTTTCATCACTAAGAAGATCTTCTGTATCTGCCATTTGAAAATAATATGTAGTATCTATTAACGCATTTTTATTTAAAGCCATCACTTACCCCTTATTTTTCTATATGCGGAAATAATTTATCATTAGGTCCAGGGTATTTAATATCCGTACTATTTCCTAATTCTGCAAATTCCTTTTCTTCAGGAGGACGGAAAATCGCTTTATGTTTAGGAGGAAAACTAACTGATTTTCTTTCCTCAGAACTTACTAAACCAATTGCTTTACCTGCTCTAACAAAACGATTTCCAACTGATTCATCTAAAGAAACTTTAATTCCCCCAAAGTTTCTTATTAAACCCCGATCTATCAACTTATATATTTTTTTCATAATTAACCGCCTTTCTAAAAAAAGGGGTAGATACCGGAATATCTACCCCTTTCTACCCATTGATTCCGGTTTACTATGTTATACCAGAATTAAGTCGCTGATACCTTGGGTTTACGCCCTGTACCATAAGTAAGCGTAGGTGCAGTACCCACCTGAGTTACAGGTCTGCGCTGATTCTCAAAGGTCATAAACAGACAAGACCAAACACAAGCAGCAGTTCCAACAGTAGCATTCACCCTGATATAGCGCGTAGGATCATACACCTCAATGAGATACAATCCCGCCTCATCAATTTGCTCTACCGTAATGAAATCGGCATCCCAGGTGGACTGATCCGGTGAATCCTGAATAATCAAATCTAAAGTCGAACCTCCTGCAACGGACCCAACATCGGCCAAAATCATAAGGCTATTGGGTAACTGGTGGTCTGTCCAAAGATCAACACCATCATCATCCGGTGCATTGGCAGCAGCACCATTAGCATCCGAAACGGCTTGCTGGAAGTACCCGAATTTATAATTGCTCAACATATCAAACATAATAAATTCCTCCGTAATATTGTTATTGAAAAATTAATCTTTAAATAAAAAATCCCTTTAATGCCAAATACTAATTAAGAAAGAGCAGCATCCAAGGAAACAAAGGCTTGAGGAATAGCAGCCTGACCATCAAGACGACCAGAACATCTCAACGCAGTTCTATTATTACGGAATTTGAAATGGCGTGAAGAATCCATACTGAAATCCTGGCGGAAACCAATGTAATACCAGGTCCAGGTGCCGAGGATCAGGTCTCCAGTAGAACCAAGAGCAGGAATTTTACCATCAGCAAGATACGCCGGTTTGCCCAGGATCGTCATATCATAACCCTTGGCAATATCAGCATACATTTCCTGCAAAACAAGTTCCTTGGAAGAAGAAGTCACGGTCTGACCACGGAGAGCAGCACGACCCTGCTTGGTGATAAACCAAACGGCATTACTATCAAAAACCGCTGGCATACGGGATTCCATGTTCAAAACATCCTGCACTTCAATGGTATCGGCGGTCTGACGAAAAACACTCAGAATCGAAGGATCATTGAGAACACCAAGAGGTTGTTTTCCTCCCGTACCCTGAATGTAAGCCTTGTCAGTATACCAATACCAAGCAGATCGGAAAAGGCGAGTAAGGTAATTGACCAAATTGATAACCGAATCATCCAGTAGGGTATTAGTGATCTCCGTGTAACCCGCAAGCTCATGGACGATCATTTCAACCATTCCAAAGGTCGGTTCAGTTTCCGGTTTCTCCCCACCTTCTTCTACCCAATCAAAGGTGACTCCAGCAAAGTTGTCAAACCCTGCATCCTGTACATCGGGATTTTGCTGAAGTTTTGGAAACTGGATCTTCTCACCACTCATCGGCCAAACAGTAGCCCGTTGCCATACCAGAGTATCTTCCGCGTCATACATGATCATCATATTGCGGAATTCTTCCGGTACAAGATACCCACCTTCAGTATCTATGGTTTCGGACATAAACTTGCTAACAACACCGGACTTCAGATATGTAGCAAAGTCTTTGGCCCACTCAGTCATTTGTTCAGAGCATTGTACCCAGGGATTGCTCTTATTGTTGAGGTTAATGACAGAGCCTTGTGGAGTACTCATAATCCCACCATCAATTTTCAAAGTGGGATTGGTCACAAGGTATTTGTTAATGTCACTTGCTTTAAAAGGAATCTGAACATCTTGCTGCAAATCTGTGATCATTTGCTGAACGGTATTTTTAACCATACCGGAAAATTCATCTCCGCCTAAAGCATCTTCAACCTGCCCCTTTAGCAGGCTGATCAGTTCGTCTTTACTAAGTTTCATGGAAATATCCTCCTATGAAAATAATTATAATTAAACTTCAATCTTAAAAGAATTTCTTACATCTTTTAATGTTTCCTCAAGTTTCTCTTTAAATACCGAGGTAACTGCTGCTTTAGCATTACCCTTATCAGATAACAAAGCATCATCCAATTCAATCACATCATCATTGGTTTTATCATTATCAGGGGTTAATAATGAATCATCCAATTCAATGCTGTCATCGGTTTTTGAATCATCTTTATCATCATCATCAGGAACTAAATTATCATTACTTTTATTATCATCTATTTGAGAATTAGAATCAACAGATTTCTCATTAAGCAATGATTTAAGTTCAGTCAAAGCACCAAATACTTTTTCAAAAGCATTTTCAACGCCTTTTGAAAGAGCATCAAGGTGTTTACCAAAAAGATCTGTCATATTTTCCAAATACTCTTTTAACAACTTCTCAGTATCATTGATAGTAGATTTATCATCATCTTTTGATTCATCATCTTTTGACTCATCATCTTTATCATGACCAGGAAAATCTTCAGTTGTTAATACTTTAAAATCATCATAAACAGGAAGCTTTACTTCTTCTTCCTCTATATTAACTTCAAAATTTTCATCGGTCTCTTTCCAATCATAATAAAACTGTTTATAGGTAGGTTCGTTATTATCAGCAACCCATTTCTGAATATCAGCAGCTTCCCATTTTTCAGGATCAAAGTAATAACCCACTACAACAGTATCATTGTTATCATGGGATAATGCAGAAACTACTTGCACACCTTCAACATCATCCTTAATTTCAGGATTACGATATTCAGCTAATTGCAGACGTACTGGATAAAACAAACCACTATCAGTTTTAGCAAAATGTGGCACATAACCTAATTGTAAAAGATTCCTATCTGAATCATCAACACCATTTAAACTAACGGTAGCATTAGGATTAGCAGGAACGGTTACTCCTGAAATTTCCAACAACTCTTGCTGTAGAAATTCAATGCCTCCCCACCACCGATTATCCTCATCACGATACTCAAAATCAATTCCTTTAAAACCAACAGAAAAAGATTTTAAAAATCCTTTCTTATATTTATTAAAAACCTTCATGCTTTCATCATCATCCTCATCAAATTGAGGTTTAAACAAAAGCTTTTTAGACGCTTTATCAACCCATGTTTTCAATGATTTGGCTATTGGTAATCCCCAATAGTTATGACTCCAGGGAACCACCGGGTTCTTTTTAAAATTTTTAAGATCCCATCCATCCTGGCGAATGATATCCTTATCTCTATCCTCATCTTCAGTTGAAGCTACAGCAATAAAGGATTTTGCTCCTTCATCCAACTGCTCAATCTTATCTATTGTAAGATCCATTGCTTGAACTGGAACACCATCTTTCATAATGGGCCGACCATCTTTTGCTAAAATCTCATAAGCCATGATATTACTCCTTATCCTTTAATTTATTTTCAGTTAATGTACAATCACATGAGAAATTTAAAATTTCATTAGGAAAACGAAGTTTTAAATTCCCAATTTGAAACTGATTCTCAGAAATCAAAAATTTTAATTTACCTCTATGTCCACATTCATTGCTATTAATTATCCACAACATCTTCAAATTCTGATTTCTAAAAATCAACCATTTAGTGTAATTAATACACGCTCTGGATAAGGAGTTTGTTATTTTCGCTAATCTTGGATTAGAATCCATTTGATTACTAAAATAATCATTCCAGTTTTTTTCATTCCATTTGGGGTTTTTAACTAAGGTGTTTGTATACTCAAGTACTACCTTATCCAAAATTGGAGACATCCAATCTTCCGCAAAAATATTTTTAAAGATTGCTTTTTCTCCAAAGTAGTCGAGCATATGCTCCACCATACCTGTTATTATATCAGCAAACACATATTTAAGACTATCTTCAAGATATTTTTGATTATCAAAACCTAATTCTGGTTTCTTTTCAAAAATTAATTGACCTTTAATAAAACTATTTATTGTATCTCTGACAGCATCACAGACAGTTTTAAAATGACCATTTCCCAATAAATCAATTGATCTATCATCAGTAGGATTATCATCTCTATCATCTGATCCATCAGGGTTTACATGAGAATCAGGTTCATCATCACGATCATCATCTTCAGGATCTGTTGCTGTTTCCTGTGCAGCAATTCCAGCATCAATAATTTCATCTATTCTATCTAAAGGAACCATATCTTTTGGAATAAAAATACGATCTCCACCATCAACAGACTGAAGCTGATGTGTTTTTTCTCTAAATTCATTTAATGTTACTGTTGGTAAACCAACATGAATTCTTCCTTCTTGTACTTCAATTAAACGATCTCTTGGAATTGGATTATTATGTCTAAACTCAATTGTTTCATGAAATGAAGGCATCACCTCTTTAGTAACTTCTTCATCCCAAAGAGTTAAACGTGGTTGAATTGATTCTCTATTAAAAGAAATATCTGATTGAACATCTCCTGCCCTACCATTATCTCCAAATCCTAACTTTGACTTAGGAACTCTATATGCAGCAAGAACCTTCTCCATTGACCAATTAGCAAGGTTCAAAAATTCAAAATCACGATTTGCATATGATAGAGGGACAGGTTTCAAACCACTATCTAAAACAGCTACATCATGAAATTTTCCTTGATATTTTTCTAACCAACGTGCTTTTAATTCATCGGCTTTTTCTTGATCTATTCTTTCATCAGTAGCTAAAGCAAAATCAATTCGGGCCGAATTTTTAAAAAAATCTCTTTCATAAATACTTATATAACTATCAATATCTTGAGCATAAGCTTGCGATTGAATTGGGGATGCTCCAAGAAACCGATTAAGAGGATGAACATAAGTCAAACATATTAATTGACTTATATCAAAATCAATAACTCCAGTACCACTTTTAAATTGATATTTAACTGTAGGATTAACAATATCATCAGAAGCATCACATTTTATAAAATCATTCATATTCAAGGGCCAAAGCTCCCATACCTGCCCTAATTTATTTCTTGCCATATACACAAAAGCCATACCGCACATATCTAATTGAATTTGACAAAAAGCTCTAATAAATCTAAAACTCATCAAATCATTAGGACTACGAAATGGTTTTGTATAAATATGATACCCTTTATTTTTAGTGCTTAATTCTTCACCTGTATTTTTATTATAAAAAGAATATGGTAAAGTAGAAACACGATCTGAAATTAGACTTACACAAGAAGAAACCCATGATTTATATTCTGCTAATTGAATTTTCGGTTGAGTCTTTAAATTAGCACTTCCTCCAGTTTGTTCTCTACGTAACATTGTAACTAAATCATTATAAGATTTCTTTCCAAAAGTAATCTCAACGGGGCCAAGTCTCATTTTTATCTCCTAAATTGTGTTTTTTACCGTATAACGGAATAACACATTAAAAAATATTAGGGCCAAGACTACCACGAAATAGTTCTTTTGCACCCTCTCGCGCAAACCAGGATGCCATTACTATATCTGAAGTCTCAAAAAAGGGATGGTGTTTAAATTCTTGATAGGCTTTATGCCAAGGATTACGTTCATCAATATTTCCAACTTCAGGTTTATCGGTAAAACACCACATCCATTCTTTATTTTCAAATTCTTTATCAATAGATGGTAAACCTGTAATTGGATCGGCTTTATTACGTCCGGTTAAAAATGGTTCTACTCTAATTCCATATCGTCTAAATTTTTCATCTCCTAAAGATGAAATAAGCATATCAATGATTGCTTCCTGCACACCATTGTTTTCAGCTTTATACAAATCACAACCATACTTCCTAAAGTATTTAATCATAAGAGGTATTAAATCACCTGTACCTCTTAATGTATCAATTTCTAAAGGAATTTTCATACCAGTTTTTTTATGAACTGCGAGAACCACTAAAACCGTTCCTGGCCTTTGTAATCCAGCAAAATCGATTCCTCCAATAAAATACCAATTAGTAGGATCTTCGATAATTGAGGTAGGCTTTACTCCGTAGTGACAACAATTGAAAAAATGAGAAAAGGATTTATCAGAATCAGTATAAGGAATTAAACGATAACCGCGATCAAAATCTCTTGTGCCTAATTCCTTATGTTTCATTAAAAGATCATTTGAATTAAATAATGACCATACCGGAAATAACATCTTACGTCCAAATGAATCCTCATATATGAGTCCATCTTTATTTTCCGATACAGCAATACTCATCCAAGACCAAATTGGATTATTTTGTATTACACCAGCCAAATCGTTTTCATGCCACTTATTCATCATAACCAATGCTTCTGAATCCTGTGGTATCAAACGAGTCAACCAAATATTCTTAAAAATATCTTCTATCTTTACCCTTGTGGTAGGTTCAAGTACTGCGGTTTTTAAATCCTGGGGATCATCAAAAATTATAAGATTAGCACGTCCACCGATAGCTGTTGACATAACCCCATAGGCTTCAACAGTTCCATCTTTTAACATAGCTGATCTTTTAACAATGAAGCGTTGGGAACCCCAAATAGGGGTAGGGATAATATGAGGGGCAACTCTTTTAAAGTCTTCATCTTTCTGAATGTAATCTCTAACTGCTCTACATCGTTTTACCGATTCAGTTTCAGAAACATGAACAAGTTTTATAAGAACATTTGGATTTTCAGCAATGCGATATAAAACATATCCAGTACAAAGCTGCTCAGTTTTACCATGACCAAAAGCACCTAATACCAGGTATCGATTAAAACCTTTGGATCTGGCAAAACGTATAAAGCGATGCATAATGTTATGTACCGCTTCATTTTTAACTATTTTACCTCTGGTATCTTTTAAAAATTGTTGAACAAACCATTCAGATTTTTTTGGAACCATGTCCTCATAAGAAACATCGATTCCATCAAGCAAATGAGCTACTTTACTTCTTAAAAATGTACCTATTTCCTGATTAAATGCGGCTTCCATTATTAAGCTGTTTTCTCCGATGGTGCATAAGTTAATTCCTTTACTTTCTGCATATTGATTACTTCTGCTTGAACATCGAGATCTCTAAGCTTTCCATAAACGGAAGATCGAGTATGAGCATCAAGCTCATTAATAGCACCAAAAACTAATTGGATAAATGAATTAAGTTTTAGTTCATATTCATGCCGAACAGTATCCTTTTTTCCATATTTTTCTGGATATAGGCGTTCAAGGAGCCACCCCGATGCTTGCCATTGGCCCATCTCACCGGCATCCTTGATGTTACCTAAATTATCCGCCTCACATTTTATTGAACAAGACTCTATAAACCCTTCAAAATCAGGGTCTGAGCGTAAAACATTCAGCTTATATGGACTTATTCCAGCTACCTTTGCTGCATCTTCAACACATAATCCCCGTTCCATATACATCAAAAGCTTGCTTTTTATAAGACTATTAGTTATGGTTTTATTAATTTTATCAGGTTTAGCCTGTAAATTTAACCGTTTAGGCATCACATAATAATCCCCTAATGATTAATTAATTATTAATTTATAATTTAAAAAATAATATGTAAAAAGATTTATAATTATCTTAAATTATTTCCAAAAGATATGTCAAGAGGATTTTTAAAATGAAATTTAAAACGATTGAGCGATTTAATCAGGAAAATTCTCCCTTTTTAAATAATTTTCAAGAGGTGATGACAGAAAGATTAAATTTAAATTATAATGGGTTAGCAACTAAATATCGATGTAGCAAGCTTGTTTCATCAATTTTAAAATATCCTGAAAAGTGCATGAATATAAAGACAAAAAATGGTTTTTTGCTGTCTTGCAACATCGAACCAGAAATTTATATCCTGGCCCAGGAAACCTGCAAAAAAATCAGTGGTTCTGTTATGCCAATGGACGAGATCCTGCACCTGTTATTGGTTTGTTTCATTTTAACCTACCAAAAGCGCATTAAACCTGTGCTTCCATTTAAACATACTCGTAAAGGCGCGAGTTTAAACAATCTACAGAAGTTTCAAAAAGGATTCTCTCGCTATTACAGTAATTCCGTGGTCTCTTTTAAATAAATCCTTGTAAACCCTTACTAATTGTACATCTATATATTTTCTTGACGGAGGCTTGATAAGTGATATAATGGGACATTATGCAAAAAAAATTGGCAGGGTTCAGATTCAGATGGAACCCCACCAATTTTAGAGAAGAAAGGCAGGTTACTCATGACACAAAAAGCAAATAAACAAACAAAAGCAGCACTAATCACTATCAATTATTCAAAAGGAGAACAAAATAATTGAAAGCTTCTTCCAGAGACCCCCCTGAAACCCGACCAAGGATAAAAAAGAGGATCAAACGCTAATCTGAAACCCCAAATAGAGGAGCACCCCTCACAATGACGTTACAACCCAATATTATACCCTCAAAAACAACCTGTCAACCCCTTTTTAAAAACCAATCAAATTTTAATTCAGAAAATCAACTTTTATTCCATTGTGCTGAATATTGCCTAAATATTATTAAGCAAGAAGACAGTCCCTGGCAATGCCATTCAAATTTAATGGCTTATTGGTTTAGCAAAGGACAGACCAAAGTATCAAAGCAACAAAAAAGACTTCTTCACTACCTGCACCAATGGTATTTCAGTAAAGGCAAACCAGCATATCTTAAAACCAGAAATCTTGCAAAGCACATAAAAACAAGTGAACGAGCTACACGATTAACCATTGCCCGTTTAGTAGATCGGAAAATTTTAATCCGATTGGAATACTGGTCAGACAAATATCAAAGGTTTAGATCCGTCCTGCTGCCTAACCTCCATAAAACTCCTAATGAAAAATTAATTTTTATATTACAGAAAAAATCAATTCCATTTTCTGATATTATCCAATATTACTCAGATAATATACCAAAAAATCCAGACCCCCATAGTATCCCTAATAATTCACATAACTTAGACAACAAACGATCAGGCCCCCCTCAGAAACGGTCGGCCCCCCCTTCAGACAGTATCTCTAATGATTCACATAACTTAGATAACAAACGGGCAGCCCCCCCTTCAGAAACGGGCAGGGGGGGGGCTGCCCGTTACTTTTGCAACATCATGAAATCATTGAAGATCCAAAAACCATATATATATATTAATATACTATATACTAACTACACTGCTAATAACTACTTTCTTTATCAAAGTTTAACTACGTTAAACTATGCTGCTTTTACAGAGCAGCAGGGTTTTGAACCAAAAGATGTTATACCAATAAAAGCTTCAACTAAGAGAGGAATTGAAAATATGCAGAGCAAATTAAAATTAAAACCAAAGCGTATAACTTTGAAAGTTAAAGATTTGATTGTTCGGCCACCATCAATTAACGAAACAATAGATATTTTGGTTAAGAATAA